TTATTTGGATGGACATGTCTCGTAAGTATGGCCGACTAATTGATCCACCAAATAATAAAGACTGGCGTGTTGCTGGATACAACCCCTGTGCAGAGCAGTCACTTGAGTCCTATGAGTGCTGTACGCTCGTTGAGACTTATTTAAATCGCCATGAGTCACTTGAGGACTATAAGAGAACTTTAAAGTTTGCATACCTCTACGCAAAGACTGTAACTCTTCTTCCAACTCATTGGGAAAAGACAAATGCAATTATGCAGAGAAATCGCCGTATTGGAACATCAATGTCTGGCATCGCAAACTTTGCTGACAATCATGGGGTTCCGACACTTCGTGAATGGATGGATCAGGGTTACGAGACAGTTAAGCGTTACGACAATGTTTACTCAGAGTGGTTCGGTATCCGTGAATCAATCAAGATGACAACAGTTAAGCCTTCGGGAACTGTTTCTATTCTGGCAGGAGAATCTCCGGGAGTTCATTGGACTCCGGGTGGAGAATACTTCAATCGTGCAATTCGTTTTGCAAATGATGACCCAATGCTTCCTCTGTTCAAAATGGCTAACTACCGTGTTGAGCCAGCTTCTGAATCTCCAGATACAACAAGTGTTGTTTTCTTCCCGATTAAATCAAATGCTAAGCGTTCTGAAAAGGATGTGACAATATTTGAGAAAATGGCGATTGCATCAGTAGCCCAGCGTTACTGGTCTGATAACTCTGTATCGGTAACAATCTCATTTGATGCCGAAAAAGAAAAAGATCAGGTTGGAACTGTTCTTCATATGTACGATGGTCAGCTTAAAACTGTTTCGTTCCTGCCTCAAGGAAACTTTACTTACCCACAAATGCCGTACACTCAGATTACAGAAGAAGAATACAAACAGGATGGTTTGGACAAATTATTCCCAATTGACTTTGCTGGTGTGTATTCAGGAATGGCTGCAGATGCAATCGGAGAAAGCTACTGCAGCACAGATTCTTGCGAAATCAAACTCATCAAAGACAACATTGCTCATTAATTGAACAAAACTGTCTTCAATGTGTAGATAATTTAAAGAAAGTGATGTAGAATTGAATCAAATGACTTCCGACATGATCAAAAGTAAAAATATGTGGGTTCCAGAGCGTGCTTATGGCATCTGTCTCTGGATTATGCCAGATGGTTTTCCGTTATCCGATGGAGATGGTGTTCTTTGCGCAGAAGGAATGGTCGGTGATGAAGCTCTTGAGCTTCGTGTTGCAGAAGTTGCAAAATACTGGACAGGTTCTGATGCAGGAGTTATCCGATGGGTTCCCGGTGCAAGAAAGGTTTCTTCTGATGAAAGAGATGATCAAGCAGAGAGGCTTGCTGCTGGTCTGGTTGCTGACCCATTTGAAGATATGTATGACCAGCACTTTGGGAGTAAATAATGGATAACAAAATGGTTCTGTCACAGGATAGTGATGACTTTAACGAAGAGATTGACGACCTTTCTTATATTTCAGCTTTAGCCAAAATTGATGCGGTTGACCCTTTTTCGGAAGTAAAGATTTCAAGCCTTTCTCCTAAAATGAAAAGAAAAGCTCAGCGTCTTCAGAAAAGACATGAGGGTGAAGATGGAACAAAGTCTAAATACCTTGACCCAGAAGTTGTTAATGGTTATTCGTTATGGGATATTGTTAATCCGCCATATGACTTAGATAGTCTTGCAATCCTATACGATCAGAGCTCAATCCACTATGCAGCTATTAACGCAAGAGTAATGAATACAGTTGGTCTTGGTTTTGAATTTGATGAAACTCTTAAATCAAGAAGGCGTATTGAAAAAGTACAAGGCGAGCCATTAAAACTTGAAAAAACCCGTAAAGGATTGCAAGATCTCAGGGAAGAGCTTGAAGTTCTTTTTGAAAGTTTCAATGTTGAAGAAACATTGATTGAGACAATGGTTCGTGTTTGGCAAGATTGTCTTACAGTCGGTAATGGTTATTTAGAAATTGGTCGCAACAATGAGGGCAAGGTTGGTTATATTGGTCACATCCCTGCAACAATGGTTCGTGTAAGAAGGCGTAGAGATGGTTTTGTGCAACTCTCAAGGGCTAACAAAATCCAAGCTATTTTCTTTAGAAACTTTCAAGATCTAGAGATGGAAGATCCCATTAATGGTGATCCAAAGCCAAATGAAATTATTCATTTTAAAATGTATTCTCCAAACAGTACTTATTACGGTATCCCGGCAGCAGTTTCTGCAGCAGCAGCAATCATTGGGGATAAATTTGCAAAAGAATATAATATTGATTATTTTGAAAATAAGGCTATTCCTCGTTATGCAATTATTCTTAAAGGTGCAAAACTAAGCAATAAGTCAAAAGCTGAACTTGTTAATTACTTCCGCAATGAAGTTAAAGGTAGAAACCACGGAACACTTGTTATCCCCCTACCCGCCAGCATTGGTTCTGACTCAGACATTCGTTTTGAAAAACTTGAAGCCGGAGTTCAGGATGCTTCGTTTGACAAGTATCGCAAATCAAACCGTGATGAAATTCTTGTAGCCAACAGAGTTCCCGCACCGAAAGTCGGTGTTTACGATAATGCAAACCTTGCGGTATCAAGAGATGCTGATAAAACATTCAAGATGCAAGTCATTGGTCCAGACCAAGCAATCATTGAAAAGAAGATCAACAGACTTCTTGCTGAGTTCACAGACCTCCTTCAGTTCAAGCTTAAGAAGATTGACTTGCTTGATGAAGATATGGAATCAAGAATTTATGACCGCTACCTTAGAACTGAAGTTATCAGTCCTAATGAAGTTAGAGGTAAGATTGGATTCCCAGAACGGAAGGATGGCGATGATGTTCTTCCTTTCCCAACAAAGATTAAACAAGAGAACGCAGGAGCACCAGTTGGAAACTCCAACAATGCTTCTTCTAATCCGCCAAAATCTAGATCAGACAGTGGGGCGACACCAAGTGGTGTTCAAGGCACTGGGGATCAAAAAGAAAGAGGTCAGAATCAAGATTCTGGCAATAATATAGATACCGTTAAGGTATTTAAAGGAGAAACAAATGAGTGACGGTACTTTAGTATTTTCGAATACAGGACTGACAAGCACTAGTGGTGCTGTAAGCATCGGAAGGCATACGGATTCTATTAGTATTTTTAATACGCATGCAACGACAAACGCAACTGTAAAATTAAACGGAGGACCATTAACTGTTCTTATCCCGGCAATGACCAGTGGTGGCGGTTATGTAGAAATAGATGGCGATTATACAACAATTGAAGTAGTGACAGCATCCGTAACACTAGCTGTAATGGCTTTTGGGTAATTATACGCATAATAGTGTATAATTTAAAATTACGAGGTGATTATGGAAAACTTTAATTTATCTTTCCCGATTGAAATGATCAAGAAAGAGCAAAGGATTATTAGCGGTATTGCTACTGCTGATAATGTTGATAAATCTGGTGATATTGTTGACTTTTCTGCATCTCTTGAGGCATTTAAAAACTGGGGAGGGAACATCCGTGAGATGCATTCTCCTGTAGCTGTTGGCAAAGCTGTCAACTTTGTGCCAATCAAAATCAAAGGTGAAGATGGTGAAGAGTATAATGCTATCCGTGTAGATGCCTATATTTCAAAGGGAGCACAAGACACTTGGGAAAAGATTCTTGATGGCACCCTGCAGGCTTTCTCTATTGGCGGTAAAGTTCTTCAGAAGAGTGAATCAGCTGAAAAGATGTTTCGTGGTCGCCCAGTCAATGTTATTGAGAAATATGTTCTTGGTGAGTTGAGCGTAGTTGATAATCCAGCTAATGCTTTAGCAACAGTTGATATCATTAAGAGAAGTGATGATGGCGGTCTTGATTATGTTCTTGATAAAGCCTCTCCTCTCAAAGATCCCAAGGGCGGTCTTACAGCAGCAGGTCGTAGACACTTCAAAGAAACAGAAGGTGCAAACCTTAAGCCCGGAGTGAAGGGTCCAGCAGACACTCCTGATAAAATGCGTAGAAAAGGTTCTTTCCTAACTCGCTTCTTCACAAACCCATCTGGTCCGATGAAAGACTCAAAGGGAAGACCCACAAGACTTGCGCTTTCAGCAGCAGCTTGGGGGGAACCAGTCCCACAGAACGCACAGGATGCAGCAGAACTTGCTGCAAAAGGTCGCAGACTTCTTGACCGCTATCAGAATACTAAAGAGAAAAGTATGAAGAAAGAAGGAGAAGTCACAGCAGGCTCAATGGGAGCTGGTATCAAGAATCCTACTCAAGGTAGTTTTCAAGGTCCATTCCCCGGAAAGCCTAAGAAAAAGAAAAAGGAGTCTTCTATGAAAGATAAAATTAAAAAAAGCTCTCCATTAACAGATACATTAAATAATCTTTTGTCTAATGCTGCTGTTCTTTATTTCTCTTCGCATAGAGCACATTGGAATGTTGAGGGTGTAGATTTCCGTGAATATCATGACCTTTTTGGTGAAATTTATGCGGATGTATTTGAATCAATTGATTCTCTTGCAGAAAATATTAGAAAGCTTGGAGATTTCCCAATTGCTTTGGGCGATGCAGAGGATATGTCATCTTATGATGATGATTCAGCCACAACAGATGCAAGAGAACTTGCTATGGATATCTATGAAAAAAATCAAATGTACCTAGAGTTAGTAAAAGAAGCTTTCAATGTTGCAAATGATTCAAATGAGCAAGGTGTTGCAAACCTTCTTGCAGAAAGAATTGATTTGCATGAAAAATGGGATTGGCAACTTCGTGCTTCTCTTGGTATTTCAACAGGAACACCAACAGAAGACCCTGAAATGAATGATGATGCAAATCCGGGTTCATTGACAGAGATGTTAGCTCAAATGTTAGAAATGTCAAATAAGTCAGAAGATGGCTCAGATTTGATTAAAATGCAAGAGAGCGAATTGCAAAATGATACAAATTATGATAAGGTCTTAAACATGAATGAACAAGAATCAAGATTATCCCTACTTAAGCGTATGGTTAATTGGCTTGTTCCCGATGTAAAAGAAAATGCTTCAATTG